CCACCGACATCAAGCTGCAGCCCCAGGTGCAGCAGATCCGTGGCACCAAGCGCGACGACCGAGTCAACAAGCTGATCGAATCCAAGTGGGAGATGTGGGGCCGCGCTGAGAACTGCGACGTAAGTGGCCGCTACAGCTTCAACCAGCTCGAGTGGCTTGCTGCTGGCGCGCTGCCGGAGTCTGGTGAGGCAATCTTCCGCATCGTTCGCCGCCCCTTTGGCAATTCAAAGGTGCCCTTGGCGCTTCAGCTCCTTGAGAGCGACTTGCTCGACGAGGAGTACCAAGGTGGGACCTTGGAGCGCAGCAACGAGTGGCGCAATGGCGTTGAGGTGAACGAGTGGGGCCGCCCCGTGCGGTACGCCTTCCTTACTCGTCACCCTGGCGATTACTGGTTCCAGAACGCCCCTCAAAGGAACGACAAGCACGTCTTTATTCCTGCTGCAGACGTCATTCACCTGTTCATGCCAGAGCGCCCCGGTCAAAACCGTGGTGTGCCCTGGTTCCACAGCGTCATGTCTGACGCTCACCAGCTGCAGGGCTACGAGGAAGCCGCCGTGGTCCGCGCCCGTGTCGGCGCCTCGATCATGGGCTTCATCACTAATAACGAGGGTGAGTTGATTGCAGACGACGTTGAAAATAAGCAGCGCGTAAGTGACTTCGAGCCTGGTACGTACAAGTACCTCAGCCCCGGCGAATCCGTCACGGTTCCGAATATCAGCTCGCCTGACCAGCAGTTTGAGATGTTCGTCAAAAACAAGGTCCGCCGCTTTGCATCTGGCTTTGGCTGCTCCTACGAAACGCTTAGCCGCGACTTCAGCGACACTAATTACTCCAGTTCGCGCTTAAGCCTGCTTGAGGATCGTGAGCACTGGCGCGTCGTTCAGAACTACCTGATCGAGAACTTCCACATGCGGATCTTCCGCGAGTGGTTAAGCCTGGCCGTGCTTAGTGGTGAGCTGCCTTTCGCCGACTACGAAGCCCGTCCTGAGCGCTACGAGACGCCTCGCTGGATGGCTCGCGGCTGGAGCTGGGTTGACCCCCTCAAGGAAGTCAAGGCCTATCGCGAAGCCGAGCAGGCGGGTTACATGACGAAGGCGCAGATCATCGCCTACACCGGCGGCGATTACGACGACAACGTCACCGAACTGGCCCGCGAACAGGAGCTGGCACAGTCCACCGGCGTCACGCTCGACAAGGACATTCTCGATGCGGCTCCTGCATTCCCGGATGTCACTCCTGCGCCTGATGCAGAGCAACCCGCACGAGCCAAGCGTGTAAGTCGTAGGAAGAAAGCCTAAAAAACTTCGCCGATAGACTTGTGGCAGCCTGTGTCAAAGTCTCGATGGAAGACACAATCGACATTTTTCAATTCGATGTGACTTCTGGGGACTTTGGCGAGCGTCCTTACCCAAACGAACACGCAGCTCGTCTGCGTGACCCGTCTCAATACGATCGGTTCCGCCGATCTAATGATCGCGGGGGTGCGGGTGTCGATTTCATCTTCGGCATCAAGGATGGAACGGCTGAGCTTCAAGCCATCCGCTTCAAGCTCAGTCGTTTCACCGCAGCCGAAGCACGCGAGTGGCTCAAGGACAACGGCTACGAGCCACTCGAATTTGAACCAGCTACCAACGAGAAAGCTATGGATGCTGAAATTCAGCGTGCAGAGCCTGATCAGTTGAAGGTTGGCGACTACGTGTCTTGGAATAGCTCGGGTGGCACAGCCCGTGGCCAGATCGAGCGCGTGGAACGCGACGGGGACATCGATGTTCCCGATAGCACCTTCACGGTCAACGGCACTGCAGAAGATCCTGCGGCACTGATCGCAGTCTTCCGGCCCGAGTCAGATGGCGAGGGCTACATGAAAACCGACACCCGCGTCGGCCACCGCTTCAGCACCTTGAGCAAGATTGAGCCCCTGCGCTCTCTTGAGGTCGAGGAGCCTGCTGAGGTCGAGGAAGTGGTCGAAGAAGCCCCCGAGACTTCAGTGCGTGACATCGAAGGCGGTAAGTACACCCGTACCGAAGCCACCGAGTTCCGCAGCATCAAGGAGCGGACTTTCGAGTTCCCCTTCAGCTCCGAGTACCCCGTGGCCCGTTACTTCGGCAACGAAGTGCTTAGCCACGACGAACAGGCCGCAGACCTGAGCCGTCTAAACGATGGCGCGCCTCTGCTGTTCAACCACAATCCCGACAAAGTCGTGGGCGTGGTGGAGCGTGCCTGGGTCGACGGCGACAAGAAGCGCGGTTACGCAAAAGTGCGTTTCTCACGCAACAAGTTTGCCCAAGAAGTTCTTGACGACGTCAAGGACGGAATCTTGCGTGGGATCAGCTTCGGCTACGCCATCAACCAGATGGAAGAGCGGGAAGGTGATTTTGTTGCGACCAGCTGGGCACCTCACGAAGTTTCGGTTGTAAGTATTCCGGCGGATCCCACAATTGGGATCGGCCGTTCACTACTTTCCCCTGAACCGATTATGGATGAGGTCTTGCAAGTCACTGAGCCTAGTATTAGTGACGAAGTAGCTTCTCCCGCTGCACAAGTAGTGGAAGAAGAAACGACACGCCAAGCGGCCGAAACCGCATCTATCCCCATTCCTGCAATGGAAGAAAACACCCCCGACTTGGAGGTGATCCGGTCCAAGGCCGCTGAGGCCGAGCGGACTCGTATCGCCGCCATCAACGCACTGGGCGCTAAGCACCAGATGCAAGACCTGGCTCGTGAGCTGATCGACGGTGGTCGCACCCTCGACGAAGCTCGCGCAGCTGTCCTCGACAAACTCGGCTCTACCCCCGTGGAACAACCCATCCGCTCGACCGACGTCACCTCCAACGACGTTGGCCTGTCTTCTAAAGAGACCAAGCGCTTCAGCTTTGTTCGCGCTCTGAACTACCTGGCCAACCCTGGTGACGCTTCGGCTCGCCGCGCGGCTGAGTTCGAGATCGAAGTTGGCGAAGCTGCCGCTAAGAAGTACGAGCGCTCCAGCAACGGCATCGTGGTGCCCAACGAGGTGCTGCGTCGTGACCTGAACGTTGGCACCGCAACCGCTGGTGGCAACCTGGTTGCCGATGAGCTGCTGTCCGGCTCCTTTATCGACCTGCTCCGCAACCGTCTCGCTCTGGCTCAAGCCGGCGTGACCATGCTGACCGGCCTGCAGGGCAACATCAGCATTCCCCGCCAGACCAGCGCTTCGACCGCTTACTGGGTCGGCGAGGGCAGCGCTCCCACCGAATCGCAGCAAGCGATCGACCAGGTCAACATGACCCCCAAGACCGTGGGTGCCTTTGTTGACTACTCCCGCCGTCTGCTGCTCCAGTCCTCCATCGACGTGGAAGGTATGGTGCGCAACGACCTGGCTCGCGTGATCGCTCTTGAGCTGGACCGCGCTGCCATCTACGGCACCGGCTCCTCCAACCAGCCCCTGGGTCTGACCAACGTCACCGGCATTGGCTCCCAGACCATCACCACCTTCGGAACCTTCGCCGAGTACATCGGCATGGAAACCGACGTGGCTGCTGCCAACGCTGATGCTGGCGCTCTGCGTTACATCATCAACGCTTCTGCTCGCGGCGCTCTGAAGAGCACCGAGAAGGCCACGAACACCGGCATGTTCGTGTACGAGAACGACGAGATCAACGGCTACCCCGTTGTCGTGTCGAACCAGCTGCAGAACAACGACGCTCTGTTCGGCGACTTCTCCATGATGATCATGGGCATGTGGTCCGGCCTGGATCTGACCGTCGATCCCTACGCCGGTGCTACCGCAGGCACCGTCCGCATCATCGCCCTCCAGGACGTCGATGTGGCCGTCAAGCAAGCTGGCGCCTTCTGCCTGGGCACCTGATCTCGATAAGAGGTCTGATCTACGCGGACTAACTCATGCGAGTTGAAATCCTGCGTCCGGTGATGATCTCGGGGGAGCCTGCTTCGGCGGGCTCCTTTGTCGAGGTCAGCGCTACCGACGCCCACACGCTCGTTGCGCTGGGCAAAGCCCGCAAAGCAGACGAGCCTAAAGCCGCCAAGCCTGAACCAAAGCCTGAGCCTCCGGCCGCGGCTGAAGTCAAGCCAAAGCGCACTCGTTCCACTGCACCCAAGGAGTGAGCCATGGGCCTTCTTTCCACGACTCTCGACAAGCTCAGCCACGTTGCTTTTGCTCCTACCGCTGAGCGCACTGCCAATCTCGATGGCACCGCCGTCGACCTGAACGACTACGAGGGTGATGTCCTTGTGGTTCTCGACGTTGAGAACGGTGGCACCTCCACCCTCGACGTCAAGTTCCAGTCTTCCGACACCTCCGGTGGCACTTACAGCGACATCACCGCTGTGTTCTCCCTTGATGGCACGGCCCAGGCTTCCGGCACTGTGGCTTTCGCCCAAGTGAGCACCTCTGCTTCCAAGCAGTACATCGCCTTCCCTAAGTCCAGCGCTAAGCGTTGGGTGAAGGCTGTGTCCACCACCTCCACTTCCACCCACACCTACAGCCTCAACGCTGTGGCTGCCAAGAAGTACGCCTAAGCTGTGAAAGCGAAGGACGCGGCGCCTAGGCCTTCGGGTCTGGGCGCTTTTTTATGTAGGCACACCTCGGTAAGCTAGGTCTATGAACCTCTCCGAAGATCTCGACG